TAATGAAGCAGGAAGAAACAAGGGTCAAGCGCTTGGCATCGGTCCCGACCGGATGGACGGCGACCGCCTGGCTCAACAGGTTGAAGCACTACGCCAAGGTGGTGATCCACGATGGTCACCGGGAGATCTACCGAGCCGCCGCGGAGCGGCTGGAGAAAGATCGGAAGAAGGCAGGTTGCCGAGACGGCGACCGAGCCAGGAAGGAGTAAGACGTATGGCTGCACTAGGGTCAGAACAAGTAACAGAAGGTGATTCCATTGTCGATCACGCATTGGCTCATGCGAACGACGTATCGAATCAGCTGGCGGTGCGTATAGCACACCTGACCGATCGGCTCCGGCCAGTGCTGCAGGATCTCCAGGTGGCCCCCGGCCCCCCCCAGGAACAGGACGTGCCCACCCAGCCTGGTCGTTTGCGCGTGGCGGCGAATATCAACGCCCTGGCGGATGGGATGCACGCGCAGGCAGTAGGAGTTGATTCCTTGATCGACCGCCTGGAGGTCTAGGCGCGATTGGTTGCCGGTCAACCGGATGGAAAACGGTGGCGTGAAACTCACGCTCCCCCTCACCGTCGTAGCGGCGGCATAATGCGGGGGTCGCAGGTTCGAATCCTGCTCGGCACATTCACGAGTGGAACGTCACGTCCGGGTGCAGCAAGGTCTCGCCCGGCTGCGCCAACGTACCCGGAGGAGATGACATGAACACCACTGACGACGACATGCTCCGCGGGATCACCCAGCGGCTTCGGGCCTACGCCGCTGCGCTGATCAAGATGCGGATGCCGTACAGCGCGTTCCACGGGATGAATCGTGACGAGTACGAGGATCTGGTCAGTGAGCGGGTCGAGCACCTGTTGAGCCAGGAGCTGCCGGAGGGAGACCCGGAGCACTGGGAGCCGACCCACGTTTTCCCGGAACATAACAGGCATGCGGAGTGCCCGGTCTGCAAGACGTGCCACGTTCAGCCGCCGACGGAGGCGTTGCCGTCCACGATCGAGGATCCGATCAGTGTCAAGAGGGACACGATCGAGAGCCTGGCCGCGTGCAACCGGGCGCTGGAGCGACAACTGGTGGCGATCAACGCTGCCTGGAAAGAGATGATCTGGTTCCTTGGGGAGAGCCAGGTCCATGTGAGAGGCACGTCATTGTGGTCGTTATCGGACTCGAATCGCGCGGACATGGCGGACACGATGGAGCGGCTGCGGAAGCATGCGGGGAGGACCGTATGACACGCAACTGGATGGACACACCCGAGGGCGGCGTGGTCAAGGAGTGCCTGGCCTGGCTGGAGACGCAGGGCTACCACGTCCTGAAACCCAAGACGGACCTACGGGGCGTGATCAAGATCCTGGCGTGCGATCGCAGCAAGCGCGGCGTGTTCTGGCGGCAGAACACGGGCGTTGCCAAGCTGAGAGGCAAGGGCGGCAAGATGCAGCCGGTCCGGTTCGGCGTGGCGGGGCAGCCGGACATTGCGGGGATCCTCCGCTGGTCGTTCCCGAGCCAACTGTCCGGCTTGGATCCGGACCGGACGATCGCGCAGTACGTCGGGATCGAGTGTAAGGCTGAGGGGGGTCGGCTCAGCGGGAAGCAAGAAGCCTACGGGGATCTGATCGAGGCGTTGGGCGGGTGCGTCATCCTGGCCTACGGCTACGAGGATCTGGAAAGGGCCGGATTGTGATAAATCGGAGGACTGACCCAATGAAGAAAACAGACGCACGCAAGGCGGTCGTTGCGGCTCAACAGTTCCGCGATAAATGGATGGGTGAGCTAAGCAAAGGCATCAACAGCGGAACGAGGGTTTGGGCGAGCTTGTTGAAGTCGAACGGGGACGATGCACTGGCCTTTGCGACGGCTGTTGGCAACAAGAAGCTGTTTCCGGAGATGGTCCGGGGCATGGTTGAGAACGACTGTGATGGCAAACTGGAATGGATCCGGCGTGCCACACACGTCGGTATGCTTACGATCGAGGCGACATTGTCGGACTACGAGGTTGAGCGGGCCAAGGAAGCCCTGCAGGTGATCGAGGATGACGAGGCCGCAATGGAAGGTAACTGACGGGGGTAGCAATCACCACGACCGCGCGGTATAATCCCCCGTGGGGAAGCCGCGGCAACCACAAGGAGCCGCTACCATGAAATCTGACCCGTATGCCTTACTCACCGCCCGCGAATTGAAGGTGGCTATAGAGGAACTCCAGGAGGATCTGGAGGAGGCCGAACGCCGGTATTCCAGGATGCTGATCGACCGGGAGCAATGGCGGGATATGTATCACGCCGCGCAGGATAATCTGCAACGGCTCAAGGTGAAGCTGGAGGAGCAGGTCCGCCTGGTACGCAAACACGGCCGGCGACAGGAGATGATCACCCTCGTGGCCACGGATGAGTTGTCGGGACAGACGCCGCCGAGGCCCAAGTCCACGCCGGACATAAGGAGAACCCGATGATCCGCGGCTCAGGAACCTGGCAAGGAACACTCGGATTCAACGAGGAGCAGATGATCGTGGTCTGGCCCCCGCCCAATCCACACGCGCAGCTCGCCGACCACGGTTGTGAACCCGGTCGTGAACCCCACCCCCGCGATGGTGACGATCTGCGATTATGGAGACTGGCACCGCGTTTCCGGATCCGGCGATCCTGCAGCGGGGTGCTGACTCTGTATGATCCCGATGGCGTTCCGCTGTGGGACAGCGAGGCCGGGCGAGACCTACGACGCCAACAAAAACATTCTGGTAGCGAGCTGCAGGGACCAGAAGCGGCTCAAGAAGAACAGGGGGAGGTTGCCGAGGCGGCGCCGACGCCTGGCCTTACAACCGGCGATCTGACCTTCCAGCTGGATCGGCTGGTCGAGCTGGGCAAGGAGTTGGAGCACTACGAGGCTGGGAGCAGGCAAATCAAGGGCGACATCAAGGAGTGTCGGGACAGGATAACCGCTTGACGGCCCCCCCTCCGACCCGTAGCGTGACGGGCTGACATTGCCACGGCCAACCCTGGGGGGCCCATGCTATGGCCATTCTGAGACTTCCCGCACTTCACAAAGGACTCGTATCCCGCGACAACCCGTGTGGACTTCTACCGCTGCGAAGCATTGCGGCAGGAGCGTCCGCCGACGCGACCCTTGCGCTCGATCGGGCTTCCGTGCTCGCGCACGACCCCGCGGAAGTGAACGGGCACGCACTCTGTGGGCTGCGATTCTGGACCCTGGGTGATGCCGAGGCTCAGACGATCAACATCCTCGCGTGCCCCAAAGGCGGCGGCATTGCCGAGATCCTGTGGGCGGGGAGCATCACAAGCGGCGTGGCCATGCCCACGGGCATACACCCGATCACCGGAGCGAGCGGGGCGGGAAACTGGTTCGAGATTGAGTCTAGCGTGCTGGCGTTCTCGAAAGGCTTGCAGGTGGTGGACGAGTTCCCCCTGGCGGCGGATGAAGTCGCGGGCTACCCCAAGTCGTTCCTGGTCTGGACCCGCGGCGCGGAGCTGTTGGCGGTCCATGTGGCCAGCCTGAGCGCCGCGATGCTTGTGGGCATTGAACCGCTGTAACGCGGGCCCGTAACGAAGACGGGGGAGCCGATGGCATACGACGCAGCTGAATCCCACACGCTCAAGGTCGGCGTCGATATCATCGAAGTCGACAACAACATGAGCCTGACGGCTGGAACCCAGGCTGCGGACCTGTGGGCGCTTTTCCTGACCCCGCTGGAACTGCCAGTGGGCGACTACACGCCGTCACACATCAACTACGTCCATCGAATTGCCTTCGGAGACGCGGCCCAGACGATCAGTCGGGCGTATGTCGTGCTCTACAGTGCGACCGCGGACGCCGACCCAACGGACGATGGTGCCCTCACGCGGGTCGCAATGTGGAACATCGGAGCGCTCGCGGGTGCGACCGGCGTTGTCGCGGCGGATCTCTACGTGGAGGTTGACGGCGACATCCCGAGCCCGACCGCGTTCACGATCGAAGCGGGCAAGGACTACTACATCGGGACGGCAGACTTTGCTGCGATCGTCGGAACCGACGACTTCCTGATCTACGGGATTCGGGTGGATGGATCGACCGATGTTGGGGTCAGGATGTGTTTCTTGAGCAGCTCACCGACGCCGCCCGCCAGCAGTACGGGGCATGAGAGCTCAGGGAGGACCGATCGCCCGTGTTTCACGATCAGCCTGACGACGCCCGAATATACGTTTGTGCTGTCAGACGGCGAGACGGACACGGCCGAGCTGAGCCTGCCCGTGATCGACGGGAAGGACTACTGGATCTTCCTGGACGCTGTGACGGTTGCGGACGGCGCCTCCCTCAAGTTCGCCCTCTACCATTCGTCCGCGGCGGACAGCTCGGAGGAGGAAATCGGGTCCGTTGAACTGGACTTCAAGGCCACCAACGAGATCAACGTGGACGACGGCTCCGAGTTCGCCCAGGCGGTCGACTTCACCGATGGGGACGTGTACCGCATCGGGATCAACGTCCGCGCCGACGGCAGCCTGGACGTGTTCTACAAGAACCTCACGACCGGCCGCGGCGATGAGGGCGTAGCGGACTTCATCACTCAGAGCCACGCCGCGGGCTTTGCGACGAATCGGACCTGGGACGGCGGCGGCGACACCGTTGAAGACAACGAGTACGCGGTCGTAGCCCCCTACTGGCTCAAGATGACTGGGACGGGGACGGTGGGGGCGATCACGGTCGCGGTCAAGCCGGTCGTGCTGCTGGGCGACTCGAACAGCGGGCCTGGTGTGAACCGGCTGGGGGGCCACATCGGGACGGCGTTCACGCAAGACCGCTATGTGTGGAACGAGTCCCTACCCGGCAACGTGCTCGCCAGGTTGCAGACTGGGGTCTATTCGACGGGGCAGCTGCGATACGAGCACGGAACGCCAGGACACGGCGACCTCTGCGAGATGACCGGGATGCTCCTGGTCCTGGCTGGTTTCGGCGTCGGTGAGTTCATCGAGACGCCGGACCAGGCGGAGAAGGACGCATATACGGATGCCGTCGACGCGGTGATCGAGCGGCACAAGACTCAGCAGAACAACGGCATCCTGATCGCCAACCCGGCATCCACGGATTCGGTCCAGGGGGAGCAGGACGCGCTGGCCGAGGTCAACCTGGTGATGGCGGCGATCGCCGTGGCCAGAGGATCGTCGTTCTACGACCCGTACCCGATCACACTGGCCAAGGGCGCTCACTACAACGACGGCGTTCACTACACCGCGGCGGGGGCAGCGTTCGTGGCTGAGACCGCGGTTGCGGTGTACGAGGGCCGCTGGCCAGTCGTCACAGGCAAGCGCCGTCGATCCACCCGTGGGCCGGGCCGGCGATGGTGGTAGCGCCATGGCCAAAAAGCGGGTGAAGGCCAAGCCGCGGAAGAAGGCAGCCAAGAAGAAGATCCACAAGAAGAAGGCCGGCAAACGGGCGCCGCTGGCGCCGATTCAGACGGGCGTAAAGAAGAAAGGCCCAAAAGCCAACAAACAGGGATCCGGGAAGCAAACGGGGCCGCAGCTCAAGTTCAACGGGAAGCCGGTCACGGGCGTTGAGCCGCTTAGCGACGGCCCGGACGCAGGCAGCCCCGAGGACCTGCGGCTCAACAAGATCCGATCGGCCCGGCGTGCGGCCTACGTGCAGTACCGCATGGACGGTGTTCACAAGGGCACCGCGGTCAAGCTGGCCGGGTACGACCCGAAGAACGCTCGAAACGCAAACGCGATCGCGTGCCAGCTGGACCGGATGCTACTGGATAAGGGCGTCATGCTGGACGCGCTGATCGAGGCGGGGGTGAATCAAGTCACGCTGGCCGTGATCCTGTTCAAAGCGCTCCACAACGAAGACGATCGGATCGCATTGCAGGCCGCGAGGACCGTGATCTCGATACTCAACTATGACCAGCAAATCGCGGAAACCGACCCGGAAGATCCCGAGGAAATCGGCGCGGGATTCGACCAAAAGCGGCACATCACTACAGCAGTATCTGGAGCAATTACCGCCAGCAACGCTGATAGCAATGCGCGATGATCTAAACCGTGACGCGGAAAAAGCGCTCGCGCTCAATCCCCTAAAACTGATTCGACACCCAGACCAGGGCATCATCCGGTTGCGGCCGTTCAAGCGGCAGCGCGACTTCCTCGATCGACTGGAGAAGGTCGAGCGGATTATGGGCTGGGATGGCCCGAATCGCAGCGGCAAGAGCTACGCCGCGGCGATGGCCTGCACCGCGTTCATCACGGGCTGGCCGGTGGACACCTGGCAGGACGAGGTGCCCTGGGATCTGCACAAGCTGGCGATGGGCCCACCCCGCAAAATGGGGTGTGTGACGATCAGTAAAGCGAAGTCGATCGAGGGTCAACAACGGTTCATTTGTGAGCGCATCCCGAAGTACCTGCTCAGCAAAGAGTCGGGCGTCTGGAACGAGAAGACCGGGCTCGGCAGCGAGAACCCCAAGCTGGTGCTCAAGAACGGGAGCACGATCAACTTTCTATCCGACGTGCAGCGTGCCCAGGAGCTGGAGCAGTTCCAATGGGATATGGCCTGGATCGACGAGGCGATCGACGAGTGGGTGTACGCCAGGCTGATCGCCAGGCTGACTGACACGGGCGGCAAGATCATCATCACGTCGGTTGCGGAGAAGGAATGGATCTACCGGGTGCTTCGCCTCAAGTTGCTCGATCGAGAGCAGCAGATCCCTGCCAGGCCGGGCCTGATCGACACACTGACCGACACCACCATGTTCGACAACGAGCTGATCCCGCGCCAAAACATCGAGGACTCGATCCAGATGTGGGGCGGTCGGGAGTCGCGGCAGGCGCGCATGCGGGTGTTCGGAGAGTACGTCCACCTGGAAGGCGTCGTATTCCCCGAGTACCAGGACAACGACCCGGCGATCGTGGTGCCGACGATGAGCCCAAACGGGCTGGAGCGGACGATCTTCGAGGGGGCGGACCCTGGCTACCGCAACCCGTTCGCCTGGGTGTTCATCGCCGTGTTTCCGGATGGCTCCTACGAGATGTTCGACGAGATCTACGAGCGGCAGCTTCAAGTGGAGGACATCGCCCGGCTGGTCTTATCGAAACGGGCGGGGCACGGCTACAAGGAGCCCTACGTCCCCGCCCGTATCGACATTGCGGGCGACCAGGCCCAGCATTGGGGGCGGAAGATCGTCAGCGTGCGGGCGGCATTGCAAGAGCACGGCGTGATGACGACGCCGACGAAGACACCCCCAGGGTCGGTCGACGCAGGCTACCAGGTGATCCGATCGGCCCTGGTCGGCAAGCGGGCGCGGATCCAGCAGCATTGCAAATGGCTCCGCTGGGAGATGCAGACCCACCGCTACAAGGATCCGGACGCCAAGACCGAGGAGTTCCTCCGGGATCGAGAGGCGGTGGTGGATGCCCACAATCACTTGATTGCGAGCTGGCGGTACGCTATAACCGCGGACCTGCGGTATTCGCCAGCCCCATCACCCGTACCACCGAAGGGGTCGGCAGCCTACGACGTGCTCCAGCAGTCACGCGCAAAGGCAGCCAAGCGACGATCGCCCTGGTCATAAGCATGGGGGGCCTGTGCAATGCCAATCACCCAATTTGATCTGTGGCACAAGCGACTCGAACGGGCCAAGGCCGACCGGGATCCGCACGAGAAAGCCTGGAAGAAGATCCACAAGGAGATCGTGGGGCCGAACTACCGCATCACGGGCAGCGACTCGGAACGCAGCCCGCAGCCGGTCAGCCTATCCAACAACTTCATCCGCCTGATGCTCCCCCGGCTCTTGCCCAAGGACCGGGTGCTCCGCGCCGAGGTCACACCCAAGCGCCCGGACAGCGCCGATGGGAACTACAGTGATGGCGCGAAGATACTCCCCCAGCGGCTCAACGCGATCCTGGACGAAACGCGCGCGATCGACGAGGTACGCCGGGCCCTGCGCCTGGCGATGTACTCCTGCGGGATCCTCCAGCTGGTGCTCAACGTCCGTACCGGCGTTGTCGAGGAAGTCGAGAGCGAGAAGGCGGACGGCGGCAAGATCACGATCGATGTCGACAAGGAGCGGGTCGGAGGTCACGAGTACATCGACCCAAACCTGCCGGGCGTCAAACACGTCAAACCGGACCGGCTCCTGGTGGACCCCGGTGCGTCCAGCTTCGACGATGCCCGCTGGGTTGCCGTCGAGACCTTCCCCCCTGTGGAAGCGCTCAAGATCGACCCGCTGTTCGTGGAATACATGAAGGCGCACAACATCGACCCGGCCCAGTTGAAGGGCACACACGACTCGGCCCCGCGGGCGATGCAGATGGCGAGCCAGGAGGGGGCTAACCCCGACTTAGAGGATCCGCAGCTCAGTCTGTTGCAATTGTGGGAGATCCACGACCGCGACTCGCGGAAGGTGATCCTGCTGCCTGGCAAGCGGTCGAACGTCAAGGAGCCGATTCTGGTCCAGGAGCAACTCCCGATCGAAGGCTTGCCATTTTCCATGTTGGCGTTCGAGGAAGTCGACGGGCACTTCTGGCCCAACCCACCGATGTCCACGACGCACGATGGCAAGAAGGCGGCGAACCGGATGCTGCGATTCGTGATCGAGTCCGTGGATCGTGCGAAGACCGTGATCGGCTACGACCCGGAGGTTGTCAAAGAGGCCGAGATGATCCCCCTGACGAACGCCACCGATGGGGCCGTGGTCGGGATCAAGGGGCTCACAAAGCACGTCCAGGAGTTCAAGTTCGGGGGCTTCCACCCAGACGTGATGGAGGGGCTGGAGACCGTGCTCCGTCTGAATGACATGCAGGACGGACTGGATGAGATCCGCCGCGGTGTGGCGGGCTCCCGCCCGGACGTGACGGCGACGGAGATCCGCACGGCAGAGTCCCAGGGTGCGATTCGGATCGACGACATGCGGTCGGAGCTGGATAAGGCCGTGCGGCGGATCGTCGAGTGTATGTCCGCGGTCCTGATTCAGCTCACGGATCTATTCCAGGACGTGTCGCTCCCCATCGGAGATCCCAAGGAGCAGCAGTTCGTTGCCCTGGGGGGCTCCGAAGAGGTTGTCGGGAGCTACCTGGATTACACCTACGAGATCAAGGTCACGACGCAGGACCGCGTGGATCCGGCGATCCGGCTCAAGAGGACCGAGACCAGCATCGCTGTCCTGACGAACGCGGATCTGAATATGAAGTTGCAGGCTGAGGGCTATCAGCTGATGGCCGCGCCGGTGGTGGAGGATTATCTGCGTCAGCTGGGGCATCGGAACACGGACAAGATCCTGATCGGTGGTGCCGGGGCCGAAGACACCGAGGCCCAGGCGGCGCGGGCGGAGGCGGAAGATCGAGACATGCTGAGCAGCGGTCAGCCGTTGCCGGTCTCCCCGGACGACGATCACGAGACCCATATGCAGGTGCATCAGCGCGATTGGGAGCGGACGAAGGGCCCCGATGGCGTCGGAAACGAGAGTATCGCCGCACACGCCACCGCCCACGAGATGGCAATGACGGGCGGCGCTGGGGGTTCTCCGGGTCCAACGGGCCCGGCCCAGCAGCCAGGTCCGGCAGGCCAACACGTCAACCGAGCTCCGGGCCAGGCTGCACCAGCGGCGCCTGTTTCACCGATGGCTGCTCGCGGGAACCAGAACACGCAGGCGGCTGGCCAGGCTGCCGAGGCGAGGAGGGTCTAACGTGCCGACGTACAGCTACCGCTGCGAGTGCGGGGCGGCGATGGAGATCCACAAAACCGAGTGGAAGCCGCCGAAGACCGTGCAATGTGCAACGTGCAATCGACGGGCGGAGCGCGACCTCCAGGCGGATCTGGCGAGAACCCCGCGGAAGTTCGAGCCGTTTTTCAGCGAGGCGATGGGCGTGGCCGAGGAGTCGGAACGGTTGCCGGGCGAGACCTACGACGCCAACAACAACATTCTGGTAGCGAGCCGCAGGGACCAGAAGCGGCTCAAGAAGAAGCTGGGCCTACAGGATCTGCGCAGCTACATCGAATAGGGGGTACGCCGATGTCATGGACATCAGGGCAGCAAGCGTTCGAGACGGCACGACTGATGCTACACCCGGAGGCGGGCGAGAAGCTCAGCCCGGCCGCGGTGATCGAGACGTGCGAGGTCTGCGGGGACTCACTGACCGAGCGGGGGCATATCAACGGGCTGGGGGTGCTGGAGTGCATGCCTTGCCGATTGCCCTACGTCCGGGGCGGCGTGATCAAGCTGGCGGCGAGCCGGCCGGATGCCATACCTCCCGAGACGGCTCACGCGGATGAGGAGCCGCTCGTGCGGCAGCCCAAGAAAAAGAGCGCCAAGCAGACGAAAACGAAGTAAGATCAGGTAGCCGCAGGTCTATGGGGGGCCTGGACAACCAAAAACGCCGATGTTGGGGGGTCAACAATGGCTGATGCACCAGTAGGCGGCGCGGCGATTGCCGACACGTCAACCGATCAGGATCCGAGCGGGGGCTCCACGGAAAGCGGTGAGGGCACCCTGGACATCGGGTTCGCTGAGTTCGCTCACGGCGACCTCAAGGGGCAGCTGGAGGACACCAGCAAGCCCAGGGAGCCCGCACAGGCCCCCGAGCCGCCTGGTGCTGCGCCGCCGGCTGTAGAAACGCCTGTCGGTACACCCCAGGCCCAGCACGTCGATCCTGACGCCCCACCCCCAGTCGCAGCACCCGCCGTTGAACAGCCCCCGGCCCCAGCCGAGATCAGCCCGATGGACCGCCTGGCCGATGCGGTTGCCCAGGCCGGGTCCGCATTGCCCCCCGAAGTCAACCAGGCGATCACGCAGACGATGGCAGAGTTCAGCGACTACGAGCGCCAGCTCGGTGAGTACGGCGCTCAGCAGGAGGAGAAGTTCCAGGCGGTGATGCGCTACGAGTCCGAGCTGGATGCGATCGCTGCGGACCCCCGGTTCAAGCAGGCCCTGGCAATGGTCCAGGGCGGCGCGACACCCCCGGCGCCGGGCAACGGCCAGCCGGCGGCGCCGCCTGCTGAACCCCCGGCGCACGCCTGGGAGTCCGAGGGCGAGCGAGTCTTGGCCGGCAAGCTGGAAGCGTCCGAGACCAGGCTCAGCAAGATGGAGGCGGACCACAACCGCCGAGACGATGAATATCGGGCCGAACGGAGAAGCGAACGCAAGGTGCAGATCGGCCAGGAGCTGAACCGCATCCACGAGTCGCTTGACTCGCAGTATCCGTCGCTGCTGGAAAGCCCCGTCACACGCAGGGCGTGGGATGACGAGGCGGCGATCCAGTTCAAGGCGACGATGGATATGGGGGGAGGAAAGAACATTCCCGCGGCCTACGAGAAGGCTGCGAAGATTCTCACGGCAGACCTACAACGTGCCGAGGGCGGTAAGTCCGTCCTAAAGACCGCCAAGCATGCGGCCAGCATGGCGAGACCACCCGTCCGAGGACCGCATAGCGCGTCCCCGCAAAACGCCACCACAATGCAAGGATGTTTCGAGGAAGCAAAGGCCGAGATGGGGGCCCCGTAGGGTTCTCGCTTTGCAGATCCGAAGCGCGAACAGACACCGCCCCGCGGGCGTTGCGCCCGCGTAGCAGGGAGCCTTTGTCATGGCACTTTCGGATTACGCGGACCTCCTGGAAACGACTCTCAGTAAGTACCTGAGTCGGACCGGGGGTCTGATGAAGTTGACCAATGAACTCGTAAGGAACACCTACGAGTTCGGAGAAATGGCCGCCAGCAACAAGATTATGATCGACGGCGGCAAGGACTTGACGTTCCACGCGCTGATCGAGGCAAACACGATGGGCCGGAACGTCGAACCGTGGGAGGTTCGGTCGCCCAAGCAGACGAATCACCTGCAATCCGGGTCGATCGACTGGTCGATCTTCGAGGCCGACTGGGCTATCGAGGAGATCGAGCAGGCAATCAACAGCGGCGAGTCGAAGATCCTCAGCCTGGTCGAAGCCAACCAGGAGGCGATGATCACCAGCAGCCAGAATCTGCTCGAAGAACAGTGGTGGGATGAGAACGGCGGCTTCGACAACTACACGGACGCCAAGCGCCCGCTGATGGGTGTCAAGGCGTGGGTCACGCGCGACGGCCGTGGCCAGGGCGGGTCGACCACCGTCTTCGGCATCAACACCACCAACTTCCCCCGATGGGTCAGTCGGTACGTCGGCCCCAACGGCAACAATCTCTACAAGGATTGTGCCGATGGAACGGCGGCGGGGGACAAACTCACGTCGGGTGCGCAGCTGCGAGGGTTCATGCAGCGGTCGATGCGGTACGCGCGATTCGCGTCCCCCAACGGCTCGAAGTTCTCCAACAACGAGACCGCCAAGACCGAGTTGCTCAAGAAGCAGAAGATCTACGCGGACGAGATCGGCTACACCGTGCTCGAGCGCACGGGCGATGCCCTGGGCCACGGCTCGGATCACCTCAAGGCCGCGGAGCTGGATCGGCCGGAGCCCGTGTTCAAGGGCGTGCCGATCACGTTCATCGAGGATTTGGGGCTCGGTTCGGGCGGCATCCCGACGGCAGGAGCACACGGCGACATCGGCGGCGGGACGTTGACGGCAGCGGCCTATCCGAACACGGGCGAGGTGTTCATGATGAATCTCAACTTCTTCAAGATCGGCGGGCTGGAAAACAACCTGCCGCTGCGCAAGAAGCTGGTATTCCTGGACCTCCAGCAGATCCTATGGCAGCTGTACCGCTGGATCATGCAGACGATCTGCATCAGTCGCCAACGTCAGGTCGGCCTGTGGGGATTCAGCCCGATTACTAGCCAGTAGGCTGCTGCGGTTTCTGGAGTGTTCGCGGTATCTGAGAATCTGCGAAGTGTCCACAAACAAAACAGGAGGTCTTGATATGAGACCGAGATATACCATCCCAGGGCTGATCGCGGAGCTGGGCAAAGCGTACCCGTCCGCGATCTTCATCCGATGCCTGGCCAAGACTGCGCTCGTGTCCGGCGATGTCGTGGTGCTGGATACCACGGCCGCGAGCAACGTCGCGGGGCAGCTTACGCCCATCACAACATCGACGGGCGGGGACGACGTTCAGGCGTTGGGCGTGGTGGCCGTTGGCCAGGACACGATCCCGAGCGGCGCCGAGTGCGTGGTTCAGATCTGCGGGCTTCACCCCGCGGTGAAGATCGACGGCACGGCGGACATCGCTGCCGGCGATTCCGTGTCCACGTTCACGACCGCAGGCGTGGGTGACAAGGCGGCAGCGGATGCCGTTCGCATCGGGCTCTACGTCGATGCGAATTACACCACCAACGCCACGACCGCGCTCAAGAAGGTGTTCCTCACAAACCCGCTGGGGATCATGCGGTAGAACGCGATCGCATCAACCCCAGCGTGTCGGAAACAACCGAGACGCGGGGGCGGGCCGTAGCAAAGCCCGCCCCCGCACGACCTAGGAAACTTAAACGGAGGTAGTGCAATGCACTCGAACCCGAGCAGTAGAAAGAACCAGCCCGTGCGCGTGTACGAGCATCGGGCCGCGGACAACGCGGCGATGTTGGACGGATCCCCGTTGTGTATGGACGTGACGGAGGTCTCCGCGGGCACCACCAGCAAGGGCGCCACCGTGAAGCCCGATCAGGCAGTGAACAGCTTCATTGCCGTACCGACCGCAGCCAATGCGGTCCTGTTCGCGGGCGTGGCCGAGGGGGCGATTGCCTCCGGGGCCTACGATCGGCACGTCGTATGTGGGCACAAAAAGGTCCGCGTCCGGAACACGAGCGGGGCGGGGATCACGTTCCCGGTGGGCGCGCCGTTGCAGCTCGTTCCGGGCCAGGCGTACTTCGAGACGCTATTCACCAACATCAGCGCGGGCCATGCGTCGACGAAGGTTGTGAGCAACGGCGGCAGCGTGCCGCACGCGATCGTCACAGTGGCCACGGCGATCGCCGCGGACACAACGGGCCTGGTGGACGCTTATGTGTTTATGTCGGCGGGCCCGGTTCCGTTCGTGTTCTCGTTCCCGTTCTTTTCCGCGATCGCGGCGGATACCTGCATCCCGCCAGAGTGCTGTTTCCTGCACCCAGCCGGCCCAGGCCGGATCACGCGAGCCGGTATCGGCTGCACGGACTCGCAGGACGCAGGGACGTTGACCCTGGACGTGAAGATCGCAACTACGTCGATCTTCACCACTCTGCCGGTCTGCGGTCTGGATGACTCCAACCCAGGGCTCATTCACACGCTGATCGACTCGGAAGCACTGGCGTCCACGTTCGGCACGGGAACGGTGTTCGGCCTGATCAACCAGTCAGCCAACGAGTTCCTCAAGGGCAATGCCTTGACGTTCGAGGTTGCCAACGGATCGAGCCACGTCGGGCTCGGCGTGCATGTACAGATCGAGGGCTATCTCTACTAGGGTGGCGCGCTCGAGCTGATCGGAAGTGTGTGCGGTACACTACCCCCGTAACCGCGCACGCCCTACACCCCACCGGCCGTTTGTCGGGTGGCAGCGGCCGGTGGCGGTGTACTTTTGCATGGGAGCCTGGCCGATGGTTGTGGACGACATTCTCAAGGCGATGGCGACGGTCCTGGCAATGCGTGTCGCCAACATCACCGGCAGCGAGGAGCGCAAGGACCAGTTTATCGGCTACATCAACGACGCGATGGTGACGATCTGCGATTATGGAGACTGGTCGTTCCTCAATGTTCGGACGACGATCACGATGGTCGCGGACCAGGACTACATTGAGCTTCCGTCCGACTTCGATGCGTTCCAGTCGAATAGTGTGCCGTACTACAACGACGCGAGCAGCTCCCCGTTCGACTATGCACCGGCCGATGTTCTGGACACCAGGAAGCGGTTGGCGACATCCACGACGGGTCGGCCGCTGTTCTATACCCCGTACTTCTCAGCGGGCGGTGTGGAGGCGGAGCCGACACACAAGCTACTCACCTGGCCGACCCCGGACGACGCCTACCCGATCGCCCTACCCTACCGGCGCTCGCTACCGCGGCTGTCCGCCGTCAGCGACGTGCCGCAGATCCCACTCGGCATGCACGAGGTGTTGCGAGCGCTGGCGTGCTGCGAGGGCGAGGAGCAATGGGAGAAGGTCGCTCAGTCCTCACAGCGTCCAAAGGCGATGGCCCGGCTGATCAACGCATGGGCGCGGTACGGCACCCCGATGCGCGGGCAGGCTAAGCTGATGATGCGCTCCACTACGGACGCGCCCCGTGGGCGTGCGGACGTGTCTAACATCGACCCGATCGTGGTTGCGGTGTCATAGGGGCCTTACGATGCCTGACCCCCTGGCTACATTCAGCTTCCCCGCTGCGAAGGGGATCAACCTGCGCGTGGACCCGGAGGATCTACCGCCTGGCGTCCTGGCAGACTGTGTAAATACCGACATCAACCGGCCCTACGGCGTGGCGAGGCCGCGGGAAGGATCGCGCAGCCTGGCCGATCTACGGCCAATGAGTCCGACATCGGAGCTGCTGGCCGACTTGCAGGTGCAGTACCCCAATGCCAGGTTCATCCGCTGTGTAGCACAGACCGATCTGGAGTCCGGGGACGTTGTGATCCTGGACGAGACCGCGGTTGAGGTCGATGGGGTTCCGCCAGTTACGACGACAACCAGCGCGGACCACGTTCAGGGGCTGGGTGTCGTGGCCGTGGGCCAGGAGGTCGTACTCAGCGGAACGGACGTTCTGGTGCAGGTCTCAGGGCTGCATCCCGCGGTCAAGATCGACGGCACCACGGACATCAGCCACGGCGACTCCGTGGCCACGTTCACGACCGCGGGCGTGGGCGACAAGGCGGCAGCCGACGCCGTTCGCATCGGGATCTACGTCGATGGGGATTACAGCACCGACGCCACGACCGAGCTGAAAAGTGTGTTCCTGACCAACCCTCTCGGTCTGACGCCGCCCGCGCCGAGCGGTGGACACCCGGCAAATCCGCTTGGGAATAACGACTTCCGAATGACCGCGCACGTCCTACGGCTGATCGAAGACCGAGAACGGCGCCGCCTGTTTGCGATCGTCCGGACGGAGGCGGGGTTCGCGTCGATCTACCGGGCGGACATGGGCGCCATGGCGCCGGGTTTCGCGCCGGGCAGCGCCCCGTTCCCGATCGACTCGGAGCGCATCCCCGGCGTGATCCTCCACGACGGCTACCTGATCGTGGCGACGGGGATTGCGGGCGAATACAAGAACGTGGTGTACGATCCAGAGACCAGTCTGACGGCCGTTCACGCCACCTATACGACCCCGTTCCACCCCCCGCCGCCTGTAGCGATCGACAACGGCAGCGGAGACATCAACGCGATCGGGACACTTAGCTACCGCTATTGCTACTTTTCCAGCACGACGCGGGCGCGGAGCCAGTTCAGCGACCCCGCGGAAGTCGGCCCGCTGGCGGAGCGCATCGTCCAGGTGACGATGACGGGATCACATCCCGCGACCGGCGAGGACATTTACGACCAGATCGAGATCTATCGCACCACGGACGGCGGACCAATCTGGCGGTATCTGGACGCGATCAGCAACCCAGGTGGAGACGCTACGATAACGTATGACGACGAGACGCCCGACGATCAGCTCAGCCTGAGAACACTTCCCATCCGGTACGGGCGCCCCCCCACGACACGCTACGCGCTGCTGCACAACGACCGGGCGCTCTACGCCTATCGGTCGCAGATACCGATCGACGGCAGCGTTGTGTACTACTCGGAACCGTTTGCCCCGTTGAATGTGGACCCGGTGTTCAACGTCGTCACGGTGAAGCCGTCCGATGGTGCGCAGATCGTCGGGATATTCGAGCTGTACAACCGGGTCTATGTGATCAAGAGCAACGGCGCGGTGTTCGAGCTGGCGAGCAACCTACCCCAGTCGGTGTTCCGCGTGGATCCGATCATCGGCAAGGGCCCGCATGCGTGCGTATCGAACGCCACGATCGTAAGCATGGGCAACCGGGCAATGTGGCTTACGCGGATTGGCGTGGTAGCGTTCGACGGCGAGACGATCCAGCCGGTCAGCTTCGGCGTGGAGCCGGCGTTCGTGGACACCCAGCTAACCGAGCGGGCGCTGTCCGAGGAGCTGCCGGACGAGACCGGGGACGGCGGCTACATCCCGCTGGACTTCCGGAATACGGACGTGATGACAGAGCGTTTCTACTTCGCGCTGCACTTCTTCAGGGGGATTCCGGTAGATCCAGACGACAAAGAAGACCCACTATTTCACGAGAGCATCAACAGTCAGACCAACCCGGAGTATTTCAAGGTGCTCAACGCCACGGTGGACGCGGCGGGCGTCGAGATCGCCCCTGGCGACGAGATTGCCATACGGTGTTATCCGCAAACGCTGATCGGCGGCGGGACTTACTACATTTACAAGCAGGTCCGAGACACGGGCGGCACGGTCGCCTGGAACATCGGCGGGACAACGGGCGGCTGGCTCCAGCTCCCGGAGCCGTACCTGTTTCAGCCGGTCCTACCAGGCGGGCTCGATCTGGCCTGGGGAGTGGCCGACAAGTTCCACGCCCTGGACTTCTGGCCGAGGCACGAGCTGTGGGTTTACACCGCGAGCCGGTTCTCCACGGAACTTGATACGCGGTGGATCCTGGACTACCAGAGCCTGGGCGGTGAGGAGCCGCCCCTGTGGCGGCGGGACACGGTTCATGCAACGGCTGCGATCCTGATCGACGGCCTGGACATGAGTTCGGACCAGAAGAACATGGCCGTGGCGGTGTTCGGGGATGCCAACGGGTGTATGTGGATGGATCACTGGCCCGGCTTGATCGACCGGCTGGTGGAGGGGATTACCCTGGAGCCGATCCAGCGAACGATCGCTTTCCCGCCACCCCCGCCTTACCCGACAAGCAGCACCTACGGCGCGAGGATGGCGAAGCACAACGATGCGAACGGAGACTACTGGACGATTACGAGGGGCCCGCCCTACGACCCAAGCACCCAGTCGTTCCCGGTGACAAGCTCCAAAATGAAGGGCAACGCGGTCACGGTCCGTTCAGTGCGGGGCGACACGTTCAGCGGGATCATCGTCGACAACACGGAGCGGACGATCGACGTGCGGTTCTGGTTGGAGGGTCGCGCGCCGCCGGTGGACCAGGCGTTGGATGTTCGGATTGGCGGGATCGACGCACACCTGGACTATTACCCGACGCCACTCCAAGGCCCGGAGCAGATGAAGGAAGTCCGATACATGATCCTCCGCGGCATCGGCAAGGACATCCCCGTCGACGTTGAGCTGCGGTGGGGCGAACAGTCTGAGCGTGTAACCTGGGGCTCGATCGAGCGGCAGCAGTACGAGCAGATGGAGGCCCTGATCGGCGGGGTTCGGTTCCGGTATCCGTTCCTCGCGCGGACGCGGTACGTCGGCGGGCGGATCGGCACGCACGGGTTCAATCTGCCCTGGAGCCTGGCGAGTTGGGGCTTCCAGTTGGCAGTGAGTGATGCGAGGCAGTGATGAGGCTAAGACAGGCAGCAAGACCGGTTCAGGCGAGCGCGACCGTCAGGCGGACCCTCCGCCAAGCCGAGACCGAGGGCGGGTTCGTCCAGCTTCCGATCCTGGAGCACGAGCCGTCCGAGCTGGTGGACGGTTACGTGTGGCTTGAACGGTTCGGCAGCAGTTTACAGTTGAAGGTAGCGATCGACGGCGTTATAAAGCTCCTGGGGGCAACGCCGTAGCCGGGGGGCATTGGCGATGAGAACACCCGGACCGTGGAACCCGCAACCAGGCGCGCCAACCTACGGCGCCCACAACAGACCTGCGCCCAACAGCGCGTACTCCCAACTCAACAACAACCAGAGCTCCGTCAACTGGGCGGAGGAGATGAATCGCATCCGCTGGGAGCAGCTGGTCGAGCTGGGGATGGTCGAGGGCCACGATGAGATGGCCCAGGATGAGGAGATCCAGCGGAGTTCCCGCGACTTGATCCAGGGCGACATCGGCGGCGCCGGCGGCGCCGGCCAGGGCGGCGGCTACGGTGCACCACCAGGTGCGCCGGGGGCTACGATGCCTGGCCAGGTCGACACGTCACGCCTGGCGGCGATGGGCAACTTCACCCCACCCCCGCTACCCGCGGCTCCATCCTGGAGCGCCGCGGCACCACCGCCTGAGCGTATCGCCCCGTTC